CGGCCCGGCCAGGCTACAGGTGTCCCGTTTGGTGTAAGCGCTCTGCTCAAGCTGCGCGACATCAGCGATCGCGACTCAGCCCAGCTGTTGAAGGACAAGCTGGCGGCTTGTTTCATGGCGTTTCTTGAGGATACAGAAGTTGACCCAACCCTAAAAACAAATGGCACCACTTTGGTAGACGCGCTTGAGCCTGGCGCTATCGAGATCTTGCCGCCCGGTAAACGGATCACGTTTGCTCAACCGCCAAGCTCTGCCGATTTTGTATCTGTGCAGAAATACCACTTGCTCAGCGTAGCGCAAGCCTATGAGATCACCTATGAAGCGCTGACCGGTGATCTGTCACAGGTGAACTTCTCCAGTGGCCGGATGGGCTGGGTTGAAATGCGTCGCGCTGTCGCTCGCTGGCGGTGGTCAATCATCATCCCTCAGTTTCTACTGCCCCTTGCCGGCTGGTATCGCGAAGCGGTCGCAATGGCCGGCATGGGCCGGGGAAGCTCGCGGTTTGAGTGGACCCCGCCGGTGACGTGGCTGGTGGATCCAGCCCGGGAACTGCCGGCCTACATCGACGCCATCAAGGCCGGAGTGATGAGCCTCTCCGAGCTGCATCGGATGTTGGGCTATGTGCCGGAGCTGGTGATTCAGGAGCTCGGCGCCGACATGGCCCGCGCCCGTGCCGCCGGCCTGGCCCTGTCCAGCGATGGCGCCAGCGGCCTGACACCGCGGCGCCCGCAGCCTGTGGAGGCAGACCAACAACCTACAGATTCACAATCCCTAGCCTGAGGTCATGGCGACAACACAGCTGCAGCGAATGGCGCTTCTGGCGCCGAATACATGGGATGAGGAGACGCGCTCAGCGCGGATCGTCATCAGCACGGATTCCGATGTCGGAGACGGCATCCAGCTGTTGCACACAGACCAGGCGATCCGCTGGCCGGCCCGTCCGTTGCCGGCGGATTACGACCACGCCCGCAAGGCCGCCTCTGTCTGGGGCGCCGTGACGGACCTGACGCTGGAGCGATCCAGCAATGGGACCACGCAGCTGGTCGGCCGCGTGGTGGTCGACGGCCCACCCGAGGCCATGGCTATCGCCCTGCCCCGCCTGCGGACTGGCTCTGCCCGCTTCTCCGTCGATGCCCTGGTGTATCGCATGGCGGAGCGGAACGGCCAGATGGTGGCCACCGACTGGTCGCCTCAGATCGTCTCCCTGGTTGCTGCTGGCCAGGACACGCACGCCGTGATGCGCGGCAGTACCACCTCTGGAGAACCCTCCGTGACCGACAACGAACAGGCCGGGGGTGACCCGGTGACCACCGAAACCCAGGCAGCTGCCGTGCCTCCCGTGGCACCTCTTGCCACGCCAGAGCCTCCAGTCGAGCAGGTTGCTGATCTGCAGCGCTCTGCCTTCGATGAGCGCCGGGAGCTCAACGTTCGGCGAGCCGCCAGCCATGCCCGCCTGGACGAAGCGACCATCACCCGCATCCTCACCGAGACCAAAGGCCGGCCCGAAACTGAGGCCATGATCGCCGTTGTTCGGGAGCACCAACGATTCGTGGAGGCCAAGGCGCCGACTACCGCCGGCCACCCTGCCCGCATCGAGATCACCCGCGACGGTGGCGACACGCTGATGCGTGCGTTCAACTCTGAACTGGAGCGTCGCACTGGGGTGATCAATGCCCCTACGGATGAAAGTAGGCAGGCGTATCAAATGACCTGCCTGGAAATGTGCCGGTCGTATCTCGGATCCAGGGGGGTTGATACCCTGGGAATGAGTAAGAACCAAATTGTTCAGCGTGCCTTCCATAGTACGTCGGACTTCCCTCAATTGTTTGCCAACGTCGCCAACAAGACGCTGCTTGCTGCCTATGCAGAAGAGCCGCAAACATGGGGACCGCTGGCCCGTCAGCGCAACCTGCCTGACTTCAAGCAGGTCACCAATCTGCAGCTCGCCGGCCAGATCGTCCCCGAGAAGATCCTCGAAGGTGGCGAATACAAATCTGGCACCCTGGTTGAAGGCAAGGCTACATGGAGCCTTGCCACCTACGGCAAGAGCATTGCGGTTACTCGTCAGGCCATCATCAATGATGATCTAGATGCTCTGTCTCGCGTACCTGAAATGCAGGGCCGCGGCTGCCGCTTGTTGGAGAGCAATCTGATCTGGTCTCTCCTGACCCTTGGGGCCACAGGTGCCACGGTTAGCCTGGACGGAAAAGCGTTGTTTCACGCTGACCACGCCAATACGATTAGCGGCGCTACATCTGTCATTGGTATTGCCGGCATGGATATGGCCAAGCTGGCGCTACGCAAACAAACAGACCTCGCCCTTAACCGACTCAATCTGACGCCTGCGTACCTGGTGGTGCCGCCAGAGCTGGAGACCACTGCCCTGCAGTTCCTTTATCCAACCGGCTATGCTCCAGCAAATCTGACCGGTAGCAGTGGGCCTAATCCATTTGCTGGCGGTGTTCAGCTGATTGTTGAACCTCGCCTGAGCGATGACAACCCCGCCTATTGGTATCTTACCAGCTCGCCAAACCGGGTGGAAATGATCACCTACGGCTACCTCGCTGGCGAGGCTGGCCCGACGATCACCACCACCGAGCAGCGCAACCCCGACGGCGTTGAGCTGCTAGTCCGCATGGATTTCGGCTGCACCCTGTCCGACTATCGGGGCTTTGTGCGCTCCGCTGGCGCCTAATTATCACCCCATCCCTGAGGCATTGAATCAATGAAGAACTTCGTTCAACACGGTGAGTACATGACTCTCACCGCTCCCTATGCTCGGCTTTCGGGTGAGGGGGTCCTGGTCGGTGCGCTGTTTGGCATTGCCGTAACTGACGTGGCCAGCGGCGAGGAGGGCGCTTTCTTTACGGAAGGTGTTTTCACCCAGCCCAAGGCCACTGGCGCAAGCACTGGTGGAGCGCAGGGCGCCAAGGCGTACTGGGTTGCGGCCAGTAAGTCATTCTCTGCTGTTGCCAGTGGGAATACCCTGGTTGGCTGCTTCGCCGCCACTTGCGCCGACGGGGATTCTATTTGCTCCGTTCGCCTGAACGGAACTGTCTGATGAGCTGGGCCAGCCGTCACAACCTGCTGGCCCGTGCCGTCAACCGGCACCTTGGCAGCGTCCCAGTGATCTGGGGCGCCGTTTCTGATAATGCGTTACTTGAAGAAAATGCGCAGTTGATTGCAGACGGCAATGCAATTAGCACTGATTATGTTCTGCATAATCTACCTTCTGAAAAGTTTCAAGCCCTCCGCTATGGCGACCTGCTGCAAGTCGATGGCGCAGCCTATTCCGTCCGCGAACCAATGCCAGTTGGCGATGGAGCCTACATGATGGTTAGTCTGTCTCTGGAGCCGGTTTCGCTGGCATTCTCTAAACTGTTGCTAGAGGATGGTTCATATCTGCTTCTTGAAGATGGTGGCCTCTTGTTGCTTGAATCGTAATGCCAGACCAGAAGCTCTCACAACTTGCGGTCAACAGCCCGGCTACCACGCCTCTCACTGGCGCCGAATTGGTGTACGTGGTGCAGGGCGGCCAGCAGAAAGGTACTACTGCGCAGAGGATTGCAGATAAGGCGCCTGCTACAAATCTTGACTACAATCCCGCGACTCGCTTACTCACTAGCAGTACTGGCGTCGATGTAACGCTACCGGAAGCCACTCAGCTGGTGGCCGGTCTAATATCTGCCGCCAGTCAGTCAAAGCTTGATTCGATAACCGTTGATCGTGCAACTCTGACCGTGGCTCCGGTCCGAAACAACACCGGTAGCGCGATAGCTAAAGGCGTGCCGATCTACGTGACTGGCAGCAGCGGAACAACTAAAACTATTGCGCCGGCTGACGCCTCTGTCGAAGCAACGGCAGCCAATACCCTGGGCCTGACACTGGAGGCGATCCCCAGTAATGCCGACGGCTTCGTTGTCACCGAAGGCCCGCTCACTGGCGTCAACACATCCAGCCTAACAGAGGGCGGGCTGGTGTTCCTCAGCGAAACCACCGGCCAGTTCACCAGCACCAGGCCCACGCAACCGGCCCATGGGGTGGTGCTGGGGTGGTGCGTCAAGGCGGGCGCGGGAACGTCGGGGATTCTCTACGTCAAAGTTCACAACGGCCAGGAGCTCAGCGAGCTGCATGACGTCCTGATCAGCAGCGCCGTAACAGGCCCCCAGGTCCTGTGGCGGTCGTCGCTGACCAGCCCGTGGGGCAATCGAACCCTGACGGCTGGTGATGTTGGCGCCGACGCCACCGGCACCGCGGCAGCTGCCATCACTGCGCTGGAGCTGGGCACGGCGGCAACCAGAGACGCGGGCACGGTAGCGGGCAATGTCCCCATCCTGGATTCGTCGGCGCTGATTCCGTCCGCGCTGCTGCCAGGGTTTGTCGATGATGTTATAGAGTTTGCAAGTCTTGCGGCATTTCCTGTCACCGGAGAGACAGGAAAGCTTTATATCAGCCTAGCAACTAATCGTCAGTATCGGTGGTCAGGGTCAACCTACGCTGAGATCAACCCATCACCGGGTTCGACCGATGCAGTGCCTGAAGGCTCGGTCAATCTCTACTTCACGTCCGCACGCGGGCAGAGCGCAGCATCCTCCTGGTGGTTTGGGTATCGCTCAACCGTTGGCGATCAACTGGCAACCGCCGCATCACAGGCCGCGGCTCGCTCAGTCATAGGTGTAACCATTGGCACGGCAGCCGGCAATGTGATTGCGCTGGACGGTACCGGGAAGCTGCCAGCCGTTGACGGTTCCCAGCTGACCAACCTGCCGGGCGGCCCTGGCGGAGCCTCCAGCGCCGTGCGCATCGACTCCACCTCCACCGCGAACACGGTCTATGTCGGCAAGGCCCCGGCTGGTTCCGGCGAGGCTGCGGCCGTGTGGTCAATCACCAGGACCCAGTTCAGTGCTGCCGGAGTCCAGACCGGCAGCAGCACTATCACGGCTGTCACCTGGACAGG